CTTTCGTACCATTCTTCTTTAATTTACCCATCCATTATATTATTAACGGTTCGTTTTAACGTAACCGTTTTCTTTCATAGGTCTTCAATATCATCTCCCGGATTGGGTCGTGGTTCTCTGCACGAGTCTCAAGTCTTGCAAGTCTATCGSCGAACCCCCCCCCCYTTCGCGCCAGGCGCGAAGGCTAGAGGTCTAATTTCGAGCTCCGAGAGGTCTAAATTTATACGAGGTCTGATTTTGAGCTCTATCGTATAAATGTACACACGTACCGGCGCACGAAACGCGCGGTGAGTTTTTTTNCTATTTTGTTTTGGTTCATATTGTGCTCATAAATCGAATGTTTGGATATTTCTTCGCCATTCTTGACAGACTCGACTGGATTTGTCATTTCCTTTTCCGGTCTACAATGCTTGAACGTACTATGGTAGTCCTTGAACGCAATGGTAACCGTGTCCCTTACGACATCCACGCGACTCAGTGTCGTATTTGTGAACTCTGGCACACTTTGGAGTCTGCACCAGAAGAAGAACGGATGAACCGCGCAGCGCTTGAACTATGCAACCAGAAAATTCACGACTTGAAATTCTTAGTTGAAGTCGATCATGATGATTTCTGGCCGATTCTTATCAATCATCCTAACGGTTTACGTCGTTGCACCTGGGTTCATATGTTCGAATGGTGGAGCATTTATGGTGTTGAGTGTGTTTTAGAGGAAATTCCGATCGTTGACAACATTCAAATCGCTGAACCTCTGGATTACAACGAAGATGGTAGCATTGGGACCAATACTGAGGCTGAAATGTGTGATTTAGTTGCAGAACTTTGACTAAAATAGTTTCGTTTATACACTAAATCTGTACTTTATGATTTTCTTTTTGCTTTTGACAGCCATAACCCTGTATCAACCAAAATTAGACGTTGCCTAATTTCCAGTTGTCTAGACAAGGCCTAGACTAAGAAACCCGTTGTCTCTTCCCCGTAGGAGAGACACGATAGTTACCTTTCCTCCTTTTGGAACTACCTTTTGTAACGGATTTCTTTGATCGTTTCCCACTTGTCTTCTTGACAGGGGAAACCTTTCGTCTCTTCGACGTTGTTCTCGGTTTCGTGGCCTTCCGTTTCACAGTTTTCTTCTTCGAGACAATGCGTTTTTTACCACTTGGTAGAGGAACAGCTTCTGCTAATTCACCTTGGTCCATATCCCCTGTGGGTACTACCTCGTTGCGTAAAAACGCTAAAGCACTCTCGAATTCACCGATACTAGTATCGGCTTCATTCGCGATAAAAGCCTCGGCTTTTTTACGTTTCTTTTGTTCAGCTTCCAAAACCCCAACACCTTCGTATATATCAGATACAGATTGTAAAAGCTGTCCAGCATCTTTCTCTGTAACATTAGTGGGTACATTACCCACTTTATGATATATACTAGGTTCGCTTGCGCCGGCAGTGATAAATCCACCTACTCCCGACGCAAGTTGTTCAGGTAAAAACACGGAACCTATATCCTTCACAGCATCGCCTAGCAGTTGCAAAGGATGGTATCCTTGTTCTTTAGCGTAATCCAGGCGCTTCGCTTTTTTGTTTGCAACAACCTGTAACGCGTTTTGAATTTCTTCGAAATTGCTTCGTTTACGAATGCCACTTTGAACCCCACGAGAGGTTTTGTCAATATCCATTGCCGAAACAGTCTCTGGTTCAGGGCGTGGATAATTTTCATATCTCAAACTAAGTGGATTAACATCCCCTCTATTTTTACGAGTAGACCGTAATTTAGAATATACATCATCTTCAAAATAATCGTCTTCATCGTAAAAAAATACCTATATTACATAGGTATAACATGAGCAGCGGATTGATTAGCACGAGCAGCACTATGATGTTCATCAAAGTTCTGCACGCGAGCACCAGTAGTATGAAACCGAGACTCTCGTTCACTACTGTCAAATGCAATCTCTTGGTTTGAGACTAAATTATAATGGATTCGAGTTGGATTACCAGCCGCACGTCCGTGGATTCGAATATATATCATATCGAAACTTTGATCAATATATTGTTTGATCAAACGAACTGGTCCATCACGTCCGACCGCAAACGGTCTGCCGATACCCTCGAGACTGGATCGTCCCGATGGATAATCACCACCTTCCAGTTCATGGGTTTGCTGTTGCCGTTTCACATCATGTTCATCAGTAATACCATGGAGTTTAAAGACTCGGGTTCCGATATCTCTCAAAACCCCAGTGGTATAACTGTTTTCATTAACGATATTCAACTGACGCAAATTTTGTAGCATTTGCTGTGGAACAATTGCTACATTCGCCAAACTGTTTTGTGCGTCAACATGTTGAGCACCCCAATCACTTGGATTTAACGGTTCCGTTAAGCGAACCGCCTCGAACCATCCATCGTTTTCTTCTGCGGGATTTAGCAAATTCAATATACATCCTTGCGAAACAAGTCGCCAGTATGCATATTGATCAAAGCTAGTAACGGTTGTACTTCCACTGAAGTCAATACCGTTACTACCAGCAAATCCCACAGCCAATTGAGCCCCGATTGTCGAAGCAAATTCAGTTCCTGAAGTAACCTTATTTGGAAATGAACCTGCGTTATCACCTTCGACCAACATACCACAATTTTGTCCTCCGAACAACATGATATGCAATATACCACCACCCACGGCGGTGGTTGTACTATTCTTTGCAACTAGTTCACCCACTGCTTGTGTCTGAAACCCGAGACTTTCAGTCATTTTCCCATCAGGGATTTTCGGTTGTTTCGTCGCCCTCGAAAATGGGTTGTGGTACATAGCTAGTTGCCTTTCGGCTAGACTCAATTGACCAGGCGCTTTGCGCCTGGTTGTTGTCTTTCTTGTCGTTTTCTTCTTCGTGCTCGCGCGCGTCTTTGTCTTCTTTTTCCTTACCATCTTTCCGAAATGATGACAAGCGCTTTAGCAACCACTTCGATTTCCTATCAAGACAACAGGTACACTTGATTTCAACTACGTTGTCTTCAAGTGTAAGCATTGTGTACACAATGCGATCCCAAGAATCTAACACCGTGTTGTCCTAAAATTTTAGGACACTCGGTTTAGGACAGTACAATCCTGTACAATTCCTACCGAGTGTCCTAAACTGCCACAGAATAATATTAATACTGTGGCAGTTTCAAACAAGAGTTAAAATATTAGACCTCTCAGTACATACTGTACTTACCAATGTCCCTATATTAAATCGTGTTGTAAATTTTAGGACAACTCCAGACGACTCACAAAATGCAAAATGAGTATTTCGTCTTCCGTGCTTGACTCTTTAATTGGAACCGAGGTAAAAACCGAGGACGATGTATCAGAATACTCTGACGAACTCACAGTCCTTTCAAAAAAGGACAGAGTTCGCGCTTGTATCGTAACTCTCTTTCCATCGGATTCCAATCAAAGATGGCTACGCCCTGAGACATATTTCACCAATGTCGCTGTTATTGCTAACTGGTGTGGTCAATTTGAAAAAGGGGGCCATACTGAAAAACTTCATTGTCATATTTGGGTAGAATTCTTCAACCAATATCCTCACCGTTTTACAGACTTATGTAACCTATTTCAAATTGCCGTAGGCACACATCCAAACATACGAAAGCCTATTCATAGACTTTCCAATAAATCAAGGAAATGTGCCGTAAATTATGTACTCAAGCCAACAACGAGGTTGGATGTCGATCATGCGCAATATATTTGGCCATTCAATAGACAGACTTTATCTTTCGACCAACTTTTGTGGGATAGCAAGCGTCCTAAACCCACAAAAAAAGAAGATGATGTAGAGAAACAGAGATTACATATCGAATCTAAACCACGTTGGTGGTCTTGGGACCAGATTCTCCATGAAAACACTGCCTCTAAACAACTTCTTTGTCTTTGTTCATGGGGCAAAAAATACCATGAAGGTCGACATGCGGAAACCGCCAGGCGTCAAATAGCACACGTTGTTATCATGTATGGGGCTGGTGGTACTGGAAAAACCACTCTAGCCCATTCATGGGATATTATTGAAGGTGAAGATAAACAGGAACGCTACTACCGTCGCAATCCTGATGACGGGGCATTTTGGGGCGGAGGCAAAACTGCTTACAAAGGTCAAAGAATTGTCCATTTGGAAGAATTTTGTGGACAAGAACAATTTTCGAGATTCAAAGAAATTTGTGATCTCGGAAAAGAAGGTCCACCTGTCAATATTAAACAAGGCGGAAGCCAGTTGAATCATGACACCGTCATCATCACTTCAAATCACCACCCAGCTTCATGGTATCATAAAATCTGGGAGAGTGAACCAAAACAATTTCATCCATTCTGGAGAAGGATTACACAAGTTTGGTTTTTTCCGTCCCATCGTCCCGATGGATCACTTAACATCCCAGACCAAGATAACCCTCCGTTTTATCTTGATCAAACAGAAGATTGGGTAAAATTCCAAGGAGATTTCAATTCGGCCACAAATCACGCAAACAAACACTGGCCGTTAAAAGAACTCTCTACATTCTTTGACCCATCTTCTTAATTACCCATCCATTATATATTAACGGTTCGTTTAACGTAACCGTTTTCTTTCATAGGTCTTCAATATCATCTCCCGGATTGGGTCGTGGTTCTCTGCACGAGTCTCAAGTCTTGCAAGTCTATCGCCGAACCCCCCCCCCNNTTCGCGCCAGGCGCGAAGGCTAGAGGTCTAATTTCGAGCTCCGAGAGGTCTAAATTTATACGAGGTCTGATTTTGAGCTCTATCGTATAAATGTACACACGTACCGGCGCACGAAACGCGCGGTGAGTTYTTTTTCTATTTTRTTCATCAATTGATCTGCTGACATATCTTCAACTTTATTGTGGTGGATAATCTTCTGTTCAATATACAATCCTGCCGCCTTACCTCTAGCGACTTCAGCATTTGTTGCTGCTGACCATGCGCCTTTGGCTCTAGCTTCATCTCTAATTCTTGCTAATTCAGTTATATGTCTGCCGTAAGTCACATCATACTTTTTTTGATACTCATCTCTTAACTCACCAATATATTTAACCACTAGAGGATATTTATTTGGGTTAGTTAATTCTGCAGCTGTTGTGCCAGCACGGTCTTTTTCATACCCTGCTTCAATAGCACATTCAGTTTTAGTTTTCCTGCCTTCGTTCGTCACTAGTAATTGTGCGAATTTTATTTGCATTTCTGTAAGTCTTTTTGGTACTCCCATACATTGACTTTTACCGTATATTAGGATGATGTCCTTCAACATCAAAATATCGTTCCGATACGATATTCGGCTTAGTTCCTGTCTTTATCCAAGCATGTATATGAGGATTACCATCCTTATGTTCTTCACGCACAATGAAATACGATTCAAGGCTTATCTTACCTTGCAAAAAGGCAAGCAATCCTTCCTTCGTTAAATCGCCAGATTGTGCGTATGTCAAGCCTATAGTACGATACTGAAGACGAAATTTCTTTGACTTCGCTTCCTTACTTTTCTTCGATTTTCTAATTTTTGGCATAATTTTTGTGACCAACTTTTTTTTTTATTATATTACAATTTTCNACAGAATAGGGTATTTATCAGAAATCCTTGTTTTTTTNATGATTGACCAAGTATTTTGGGTTCATGAAACACGACATCATACGTGATCGTGTACAGTGCCCACGGATATGTCGCCGTTACTCCCTCGTCGAGTGAATCAAAATTAACGTGGAAGTACACCTTCTCAGTT